ACTTTATACTCCATTGGTACTGGTGTACCATCCTTGCACTTGAACTCATCTGCATGAAAGTTCTTAGTTAGTTGACCTATCATAGTTTCGCCCCTGATTTAAGCCCGTTCAATTTGTCCTTTACTAATGACCAAATGTCTGTACCCGTAATCTCGCCAATATTCTCAAAATTGGATTTCACTTCAACCAAACTGATATATCCTGCCGTGAATGATGCCAATGGTATTGAGAAATTCAAGTCATCTAAAAACACCATCTCAAATGCACGACCAATAGCTATTGCCAAGAAATACATTATCAGTTTGGTAATAGTGTAACTCATGCCCTCTGATGTTATTGGTCTGCCTTTCTTTCTTGATTTCCAAATGCCCGTGAATAAATCGGCAAATAGCAAGAATACCACCAAAATTATCATCGGTGCAATAGGTGTAAAGAATGCCGTTAAGAATGGTATCAATACCATAATGATGTTATCCTTGCTAATTAGGTTCATTTCGTTTCCTTCTTAATCGGTTCTTCTTCTTTCACTACACACTCATTAATGACGCTAACAATCTTCTGAACGATGCTCGTTGATTTGATTGGTAGTTCATTTAACAACTCCATGATTTGATTTGCTTTCGCTTCGTTTAATCTAAATTCCATAATTTTACTGTTTATTTTTATTTGCTTTTTCAACGTGGTTTTCATCTATCTTATTCAATAACCACGCTAATGCCTTTCCTATTGGATATAGTTTGTTTTGTGCTTTATTCTTGCCTAACACATGACTGACCGTTTCGTTAGGGTCACCAAAACGATGCCCGTCAGCATGACACATCAAATCGTTGAATAGGTGCTTACACCATACATTCCCTAACTGGTCAATAGCTATTGCATTGTTCCATGAATCACGACCTAATGTATTTAATCCCCTTGTAACAATGGCATAAATTAACGCAATCGGAAATATTAATATTGATAACAAAATAGCTATTATTAATAGTGCTAAGTTTTTCATATTAGTTTAACTCCGAATTGACTACAAATTTGATTTAATATAGTTTCATCTAATATAGGTTGACCCGTGTCTAAATCAACTCCTTTTACTCCTGCTTGCCATACTGCAAATGGAAAGGTGTGGTGTGTGTATCTATCAGTCCTTGAAACAAAACTACCTTGTTCGTTTGTTAGTACTTGTGTAATCTTGGTGTCAACTCTGACAAACTTTTCTATTATGGCTTCTGTTGCTTCTGTTGCTTCTTGTGTAGTCTTTTCAAATGTATTAATAAAATACACTTCAAGTTCAATCGGCTCAAAGATACAGAATGGTTTGGCACTTGGTGTAGATGCTATTTCTGATGGTGTTAATAGTTTAATTTTATAATTCATGTTTTTAGTTGTTTACGATAAATCCGATTGATACTTCTGCGGTTGCTGCTGCACCTAATGTAATTACAAAACTTCCTGCACTTGGTACTACATTTTTAATATATGCCGTTGAATCGTTAGTTCTAACTACTGCAATTACTATTGATGAAGTACTTACTAAGCTATTTGTTACTGTTACAGTTGTACCTGCTGCTGCTATGTTGACCGTTCCACTTGGTTTGTTTATGGTTTGATTTCCCGTTGTGCCACCTGCCGTTATTGTACTATCAAATGTTATTTTACCAGAATTATTAACTCTAAACCTGCTTGAACCGCCTACGAGCAAATTCAATAAATTGTGTGTAGTACCCGTGATTGATGTTTCGGTCGCATTTATATAGAATCCCGTTACTGTTCCTGAATATGTACCCGTGTTATTTATTGTATAGTCTAATCTTGCACCTATCCATGTACCCGTGCCTGATGCTCTTGCAAATCCCGTTGTTGCAGCAATATTTTTACCGCCCATATCAAAATGGGTAGATTCTCCCGTTGCATTCGTTGATGTTCTTCCATAAAAATTGTATGCACTTTGAGTAGCAGCAGGTGCATTGGTATTTGAAAAGTCAAAACCCGTTGATGTGCCTTCGTAGAATCCCGTGTTATTACTTATTAATGTGACTGTACCACCACTTGTAATTCTGAATCTTCTTACTCCTGCTAAATCAACTCTGAACAAATCGGTAGCACCACCCGAACTATTAGCGTGTAAGATAGCAGCAGGTGCGGTATTGCCAATAGCAACACGACCATCATTGGTTATTCTTAATCTTTCAGTTTCGTTAGTACCAAAACGGATATAACCATTTTCACGCTGCCAAAATGAAAAGTTAATTCCATCATCTAAACCCATGAACATACCATCTGTTACGGCAGTACCTGTTGTGTTATTTAGAAAATGTAATCTATTATCATTTCCCGTTGCATACAAGGTGAATTGATAATTTTGAACCGTTGTGCCAAAACTAACTTTACTCGAACCTGCTACCCTATAAATTGCATCAGTACCTACTGCAAATGCACCCGAAAATGTTCCTGCCGTTGCAGTTAGATTGTTCGCACCTAAATTAACCGAAGTTGTTGCACCCGTATAAGGTACGTATGATGCTAAATCAGAAGTTAATGCAATAGTACCATTCGCATTTGGTATTGTTAAGGTTCGTGTTGTTCCCGTTGTTATTCCACTTGCTTGAAATGCAAGTTTCTTAGTATTGTCTGTGTTGTCAAATATTTCAAACACGTTATCTGCAAACGATGAACCCCCACCGCTTGATGCAATAGTTATAATTCCATCTGCTGCCGTACCCGTTGTAGTTAATGTTATTCCACTACCCTCTACTAACTGAAAACTTCCACCCGTTGCTGATAATGTAACGGTGTGTGAAGTCGCATCTGATGTGTTAGCTAAGGTTTGATTCCCGCTATTCGTTCCGCTTGTATTGCCTATTACGGTTAGTTGTGCATCGGTTACATAGTTCTTATTAGTACTTGCTGCTATATCTGCCGTTGTAGCATCAGCCCCACTTGTTACTAACCCCTTTGCATCGTAGGTTATCTTTGTCTTGGTTGCACCCGTGATAGTTGCATTTTCATCTACCTTGCCATCTAACGCACTTTGTAAATCTGTTTGTGATGAAAGTGTACCCGTAATGCTACCCCATACACCCGAATTTAAATCGGTTTGTGCAGTCCAAATAGTGCCGTTAAATTTTAAAACTTGACCATTAGTAGCACCCGTTGTATCTACATCGTGCAATTCGCCAAGTTCAAAACCATTGTTCACCTTCACATAGATTTTACCTTGTGTAGCATGAGCATAAACAACATAACCAATCACAACAAGATGCTGTGGTGCTGTTGGCTTTACATTTGTTATTCTTCCTGCCGTTGTTGGGCTTAGATATAACACATCACCATCTACCCACGTTTCTGATTGAAGTGAACCCGTTGTGTTGATACCATCAATTTCCCCAACTACATAAATTATGCCTTCTTGGTTGTTGTCAATGGTTTCAACTACTAATCCTATTGTATCTGCACTATTGTTATCATTATTGGCTTGTGCTAATGCAACACCTAATCTCTGACCTTGTGCCGTACTTACCCGAACCGCTTGATATGCTGCCTTAGTTAGTTGAATACCCGTTTTATTGACTACCCTTTCAAATAGGTCACGACCATGTTTTAAGACTACATTGCCACCTTTTAAAGTGGTTTCAAGTGTACCTATGCTATCATTCCACCTTGTTATGGCTACACCTGCTGCACCCGTTGGAGTTTGGTCATATTCAATTTGACCTGCCTTTAATTCATACTCACCTAAATTAACATCTTGGGTAGCACCCGTGTAAGGAACACCGCCCGAACCTGCTGCAAATTCAAATCCATCTGCTGTTGCATTAACTTTAATAAATAGCCCTTGATTGCCCGAATATGCCAAACCACTTAGACCCGTTAAAATGGTGTCTAATGGTTGAACGTTGTTAAGATTTATATTAAGTGTACTCATTATGCGCTGATGTTAAATGTGTTTGAAACTAATGGGTCAAATGTGCCAGTTTGATTTAATACCCCGTTGACATTGATAATGTAGGTGTAAGAGTAGTGATTTGAATTAGTGATACAATCCCATTGTGTTGTTGAAATTCCATTCAAAAATAAATCACACGGACTTGGTGGGTTTTCACCGTTAATAGTTGGTATTTGACACTTATCGTAAGGAAATGGCATATCTATTGCCACCGTTATAATATGACCTGCATAGTCAGATTCAAACCTTTCACGAATAGGTTGAATTGAACTGACCCTATTGAATGAATATTCAAGTGCCGATTCACTATATCTATCCAACCACGCTGCTAAATCTTGTGCAATTTGTAATGTATCTGATAATACATCTTCTAAATTCTCATCATCTGGATTCAAGACATCAAGAAATGCAATTTGCATATTATAGGTGAACTGCGTTTCTGATATTCGACCACCTTGCGCATCAACAAATACCCACATAAGTACACCATCAATGTCTTTCTCATTGTCAATAGATGCGTTATTTCCAAAGATATAATGCTTAACTTGTAAGTGATTCTCTTGGAATGCTTTTAAGTGGTCTATTATCTGATTTAAGGTCATGTTTTTCTAAGTATATTTTTAACTTTTCAAGGTTCTTTTTTCCCGTACCCCTTAGCTTATCAGTATTTCTTGCTTCTTCTGAATGGTTCATCATAGGTAAGTAGATTTGTATTTTTCTTTCCACGTACACCCCCTAAAAATATAGCGGTTGTGTAGTTGTTTTGATTCGGTACTATTGTATCAACTCCGTCACCAGGATTCAAAAACAATGGGTAGTCATCTGAATATTCACAAAGATACTTAGTGCATTGTTCGGCATACCACTCGGCACGATTACGGTAATGGTTTTCAGTTTCCGCAATAGTCTTTTCAGATATTGGATTTGATACCTCTGTTCTTTTTTGCTCAACCCCCACATTCATATAACGCAATGAAATCGGTCTGATTATTTCTGCCATTATCCAATAACGCATTGCAGGTTGTAAGTAGTCATTTAACAAGGTCGTATTCAAGTTAGTCAGCGTTGATGCTGATACTTGTGTTTTAATTTGTAAGTAAATACCCGTACCTATGATGTTTTGCACGAATATGTCTTGACAAGCTAATATAGATTGCCTAATTAATTTTTCATCTACATTACCATGTACGGGTGTAGCTTCCTTAAATTCGTCTGGTGATATTAACAGTACTTGTGGCATGATTTTAACGCTTTGATTTAACTACTACTTGACGCCAAATATGTCGGCAAAATGGCACACTTACATCCGTTCCTTTTCTTCTATACCATCCACCTCGTGCCATCCATACATTTGTTATATATGGCAAGAAACTAACTTCCATGTCATTTCTCATGCCTTCTATTTCTTCTTTGGTGTATAGCTTATTTGATGCAACCAACTCACGGCAGAATTGCCTTGTCTTTTGAATTACCAAAGGTTGACCACTCATGTCATTTCTAATACCGTATTGATATTTAACTAATAGTACTTCATCAGGGTTAGGTAGCTTCATGATTAAAGGCAATGCAGACTGTGTGACATTCATATTACCGTTATCTGCCCTAACTATCATCTTCTTATTAATCAACGCTTGTACGGCACTTTCTATCGTTGCCACATCGACTTTCATCACCTTTGCTACTTCGGCTATGGTTATGCCTTTGTTAGCACGAACAATCTTAGCTATCTCCGCTAATTGCTTTTCGGTTGGGTCAGCAAATTCAAAGTCATTTTCATTGATTTCAAACTTCACACTTTCGTTATCTGCATTAACTTGAAAGTCACCAACTATCTCGTAATCATCTGCCTTGACACCTTTGTTTTTGAAGTAGTTTAAAATGGCATCATCAAATTGCTCTTCAAACTTTATACTTAATTGAGTTTCTTCGGTTGTGTTTTGCTCATCACTTGGCGAAATTCCATACACTTCTGATACTCTTTCCTTCAATTTCTCACGGTCAAATAGACTTATCATTGTGACTGGGTCTATAACTGGCAATTCAGTTGTAATAGGTCTTAATTCTTCAACTGATATTGGTCTGCCTAAACCTTTGTAATCAAACACATCATTGACTACATTTAATAAGATTCTCTGTCTTCCTTGTATGTAGGTTTCTTTGAATAGTTCGTAAGCATTTAACATCTCTGTTCTGCCACCTAATTGACCTTCTGTTTTTACACCGAATAACATTGGTGATGTTACCTTATGACCAATGAAGATTGAATCTGTCACACGCTTTTCAAGTTGTGCAAATCTATCGGGCAAGTCGTTGCCCATTAAGTTCAATATCTCCGCACCTGATGTATCTTTTGAATCAGCAAAGTTGATTAGGATTCTATTACCATTTGAACTTCCTGCTGCCTTGTCATATATCTGTTGTTCAATAGCGTTCTTTTGCTCTTCTTCGGGTGGCATTCCGTTGTAAAGATTTATCATCGTACCACCTGCAAAACCGTTTACAATCGTGTTCAAATCAAAATTACTTATCTCTATTTGCGTTCTGATTTGTTGTAAAGCACCGATGTAGTCAGGTAATGGATATTCTTTCATGTTTGGTCGGTATTCACGGTGATAAATTACCGACCTGCTTTGTGTTTTGTTAGGATTGAATAAAGGAAGTAAAGTTGTTTTGGGTCTGAAATTACGGTTGTAAGTAAAGTCATCCATTCCCCATTGAAGATTCAACCACTCATCAGAATACATCACGTTGTTACGGTCATCTATTGGTACTCTCAACCGACCAAAGTCCATGTGATATACTTCGCTTATCTTGCCGTTTTTATCGTTTAAAACCTCTATTGCAAATCCATTGTAAATCTCATAATCTGCTGCTATCTTTTTAAAGATGTCATTCCATGTTTCGTATGGATTTGGTGAAAAGACAAATGCTTCAACCATTGCTCTTTTAAGCGTGTTCATGTCGTTTGGTACTGTCAGTCCACGACCAACAATATAGTTTACCTTGCCCGTTACAATAGCGTTATGAACGCTGCTACCATTAAATAGGTCAACCAAGTAAAATGGGAATGCGTTATCTTCACCATACTCAACATATTTGCCCCTTTTGTTTTCAATGAAGTTAGGTGCATTGTATGCCGTGAAGTCTAAACTGTATAATCCGTTGCTAATCTGCTTCATAAATTACTGTTGTTGTTGTGTTAGAATGCTCTACATACGTTGCATCATCACCCTCTACACGCATTATTCCTTGCTCTATTAAATCATTAGGGTCTGTTGGAATGATTGTGTTTGCTGCTGCCTTCTGATAAACCTTATATATGTAATCACCTTTGAATGGAATAGTAGCAGTCACACCCTCTTCAAATTGAAATTTATTAAATCTTTCAGGGTATGCCGAAATGTCTGTCATCAACCATTTAACGATAGCTTGACCTGACTTGCCCGTTACTGTCATAAGGTAATACGGTGCAGCTATTGTGACCTTTTCGGTTAATGTCAATGCAAATGTGTTTACTACGCCCTTTTCTATGACTATCATATACCTATATATAAACTAACGGTCTTTTGTTTAAAACGAAAAAAGCCACCCCTTTCGGAATGGCTTCAATTCAAAAATAATTATGACAAATCGAAAAGAAAATGCTATAATGTAGTTACGCTAATAAGTGATGAAAAACCTGCATAGTTAACTTCGGGTGCTGCTTCTGGCTCTCCACCTTCAAAGTTAAGTTCATACCCATTTCTATCTCCATAGTCAGTACCCGAACCTGCTCTACTGTTGGCGAGTGTGATTCCGTTATCTTGACCTAATAGCCAATACTTATCATTTTGGTCTTTGACAATTACTGTCATGTTTGCTTTTGCGAGTAGCATAACCTCGTTACGCTTTGCTTGTTCCATTTTTGACAATGGAATTAAAGCAGTCTGTGCATAGAATACAGTTCCGTTTTGGTCGTTTACTGTAATGGCTTCATCCCACATACCAGTTTTTTTTCTTGGCACATATTTGAAGAAGGTAGCACCTGCTGCAATAGCAGTTACCATACCCGAACCATTCTGTGTAACTCCCAATCCCGTTGATGGGATATTGGCGATGTAAAATTCTTTAACACCGCCTGAATTATCCCTGCATCCTAAACTGACACCCGTTGTTAGTTCACACGCCATAATTAATCGAATGTAAATTCAACGATTTCTGATGGATAAGCGACTTGTACACCACGCTTGAATTTGATGCTATACTTGATGTTGTCATCATCCATAGAATACCACATTTTAAATTCTTCTTCTTCACCTTCAAGGTCAACACCTAAGAAGAAATTGTCAGCAACTCCTAAGAATGCACGACCCGTTGCATCTAATCCATGAACACCTACTACTTTTACATTCTTTCCTGGTACGTTTAATACGTAATCAGCATAAGCAGTTGCATCAAAGTTGAACAAGTTAGCAGCCATTAAACCGTTAACGTAAGTGTCAAACCAATCAGTACCAACGAACAATACCTTATTTGCTTTGGTTTTAATCTTAGCAGGTGCAGTATCACAAATGCCGTTGATGATAGCGATTGCATTTGTAGAAATAAATCCAGTTGCGGATGTTACGTTGCCCGTGTTGCCATCAAGTGCAGTACCAGCAGCATCAATGATTTTAATTAAACCATCGTACTTGCTCAAATACTCATTACCTGATACGGTATCACCTTGCCAATCCAAAACTTCAACGTGTTCTTTTACCAAAGATACAAGTTGGTCAGCAATAGATGCTTCAAATGTAAGGCTTTCGTTTTCTGCGTTTGAACCTTGCTTTAATAGAATTTGTGTCCATTTAGCACGAAGGTCTTTAGGACATAATGTGTCCTGATACTTAATAGCACCAACTGTGATGTTGCGTTGTGTGAATGTGGTAGTACCTGATGCAGCAAAACTACAAGCACTATCTGCTTGTGGTACTGCGGTAACTGCCAAAAGTTGCAATGCAGATGATGTCTTAATCCCCGTTTGTAATCCGCCAAAATATTCGGCAGAACGGTTTTCAAAATAACTACGAGCAATCAAGTCCTTGCTTGACTGGTCAATGTAGTTGGTTAATGTTCCTACTGAAAATCCCATGTTGTTTTTTATTTAAATGTTAGAGTTTGATTATTTTATTAGAGTGTAAGATTTGCGCCATTCTAACGGCTCTATCTTTTGCAGTTTCTTTTTCTACTGCTGATTTCGGTGTGCTTGTTGGTTCTTCTTTTGGTGCAGATTCAAATGCTCTAACCGCTTCCAAAAGTTCTTTGTTGAATGCTTCAAGTTCAATGTTCTTTTCTTTGATAGCTTCAAACTCAATTCTTTGCGCTTCAAATTTGGCAGATAGTTCTGCTCTCATCTCATCAAGCAATGTGTTGAGTTTAGTTTCCATTTCTTCGGTTGGCTCTTCTTCTTCAATTTTAGCTTTGATTTCTGTAATCATTCCTGATACAGTAGTTACCAATGTGCCATCACTTAATTCATGTGTAGCATCGGGTGCAGGTACATCGCCATCAGGTGTGATAACCATAACAACCGCACCTTCTTCAAGTGCAGGTTCAACTTTGATTGCAGTACCATCCATTAGAGTAGCATCAATGAAATACTGTTCTTTTTGTTCAGTTTTTTCATCCATGTCTTTGCCAAAATACTTGGCAAATAGTTCATCCATTTTTTCAACTAAGTTCATATTTTCTGTTATTAATATTTGCTTGAAATTACCTTCAACACTAAACCCTTTGAATAAACCCGTTTTCACGAAGTCATTCCATACTTGGTCATTGTCAACTTTGAATGCACCAAACCAAGTACCATCAGGAAGGTCTTGAAATTGTTCTGGTGGCATAACACCACGCTGCGAATCTTTGATAAAGGTTTCAACCATGTACACATCATCAAATGCTATTGATGCTATGTGCTGCGCATTGGTTTCTGCGGTTCTTTTCTCACGCATAAACCTCTCACGAATCTGATAGATGGTGTCCTTTGAGAATACCACGTTAAATTCGTAGCCATCTTGATTCCTTCTGTATATCTGTAAGTCAGGTATCATTAACGCACCGAACACAATGCGCTTTTCTTCTGATTCAGTAATGAAATTGAATTTGTTATTGTCGGATTCGTTGAATGCAATCCAATCTACTTCAATCGCAGGGTTGTCAACCAATGCAACCGCCTTAACACCTGCTTCTGCTGATTCATCAATTACCAATTCAAATAATGGTAGTCCATTCATATAAGCATATATAATAGACTACGGTAATTGTTTAAATTGATTATTTTACAACTGCCTTAGATTGAATGTCACTTACTCTACCTGATGCTGCTCTGATGTCTGTTTCGGTGACATACACCTTAACTGGTTCTGCATCTTTTCTGCTTCGCACAGATTGTGGTGTAAGTACTGTAAGTCCCGTTGATTGTGATTGTGTTCCGCCACTCAAACCTGATACACCACCACTACTATCCATAGATGATGATGCACTATCATATTTCATTGATTTAATTTTAGCAACTCTTGATAAACCACTTACAATCGCTACACCTGCTGCTATTTGCGCACGAACTATTGATGTAGGGTCTAATGGTATAATTTGTGATGCGTATGCTTTTTGTGCTGCAAAATATGTTGACACTAACGCTTCCGCAATTTGTATTTTCTTATTATTTTCAAATGCCTTTTTAGCGTTTTCTTCTGATTTATTAGCAAACACCTCATTCATGCTACTGATTATACCTAATCCTTGCATGGTCAAATCCTCATAAAATTGTAGATTTTCTTGCTTCTTTCGTGCTATCTCTACTAATTTATCGGCATGGTCTTGTCTAACTTTTAAGTCATAAGCCAATTCATTTTCTCTGCGTTTCTGCGCTTCAAATTCGCCAGTTTCTTCTATCTCTCCTAATTCAATAATTATTTCATCTGCTTCTTTTTGTAATTTTAATCTCTGTTCAGTTAATTGTTTTTGTCGTGCAAATATTTCATCCATATGTTTTTCAGACTCTTCAGCACCTTTTTTAAATTCTTGTTGCAAATCTTCATTTATTTGCTTAATAGTTTCAAACCACTCCTTTTCTTTTTCTTCTTTTTCTTTTGCTGCTGCCAATAGGTCTGCATTAACTTTGTCACGCTTTGCCTTCTCATCATCAAGTAATTGGTTGCGTTTGATTACGTTCTTTTCAAGATTTGTGGTAGCTTCATCCTCAAGTTCAATTCCTTTTAATATAGCATTTTTTAGATTTAAATATAACTCATCTTGCGCACCACCTTTTTTTTCGCTATACTGTTGGTATGCAACCCCCAATTCTTCAAAATCTTCTAACTCTTTTCCTTTTAATCCTGCCTTTATAATTATGGCTTCTTTAGCTTGTTTTAATTCCTTATCTGCTATTTTCTTTCTTTCATTATAATCTAACTCTTCTAAGATTGATGCTTGTCTTAATAGTTCAATTCTTTCTTTTTCACTTTTTGTTCTATCTTTAGCAGCTACATTCAATGAATTGATTAAAGCCCTTGATTTTGCGGTTGACACTTCTTGTATTTTCATTTCATTATTTAACTCTTGTTGCGCCTTCTTTAATTCACTTGCTCTTTTAGCTGCTTCCGACATATCGCCACCTAAACCACGAAACGCTTCCCCAACCGATTTACTGCCAGTTACCATTGCAACAAAAGCATTACGAACAACTCCTATAACTCCACTTATTGCAGCAAAACCTTGTTCTATTTTGTCAAGTAATGGCTGAAATGTTTTGAATGCTTGATATACTAACAAACCTGCTGCTGCTATGGCTGCTAATACAATACCTAATGGTGTAGATATGAATGAAAATGATGCTTTGGTAGCCATGTTTATTCCACTAATTAACTGACCTAACATTGGATTTGCTCTACCTATTGCATCGCCTACCATTTTAAAGCCATTTGACATATCGGTTGTAACCTTTTTGGATTGCTTACCAGTCTGCTCGGTTGCTTCTACCGTACCTCTTAACTCTTCATTTAGGTTCTCTACATTTGCCGTACCCGTTGCCGTATCTACAACGACCTTAAGACTTACTACTTTATCTGCCATGACTTATATTCTGTTAATTCTATAATATACAACCACTTTAACGGTGTTGGTCGTTCCTGCACCTGCATTAACTGATGTACTCAATTCGATAGCTTCACCCATGTCAAGTACTTCCGTTCCTACCGTACCCTTTAAATACGCATCTGCAACTTGACTGAATAGATTAGTAATTGCATTCAAACTGTTGTTACTTGTTGCGGTCTGTACGTTTAATGTTACTGATGTTGTAGTCCACCCCTCGTTATAATCTAATTCATACAATGCCTTGTCAATCTGATAATATTCATTCGATGCACATGGTGGTAGTATCTCTATTGGTGATGTATTCAATGATGCTGCTTCTGTGCCAGTCAAAGTCAATTCTAATTTAGTCCACGCAAATATGTCGTTGATGATAGTTGCACCTTCACGATACTCGTAGTAATTTGATGAACCAATGAATGTCACTTTGTCAGCACCTGCAATGTTACCGTTGCCCCCAAAATTATTTACATTTGTAAAAACTAAAGCACCTCGAATATTATCACCAACACTAACACCGCCACCAGTTGTATTACCGTTTCCAAATGTGCTACCACCATACTTATTGACTTGACTTCCACCACGACCTAATGTATTATCAAATGTCGGGTATGGGCTATCATCAGGAAATAGTTTCTCGCCACCTCTCCATGTTTGTGGTGTTGGTGCAAATGATGGTGATTCTTGCACTTTTAAAAAGATACACTTAGCCGTTTCGCTGCCGTTGACATTATAGTCAGACACTTCCAATAAACGATAGTAGGCATCTTTAATGTAATATGACTTGCGAAATGATAGCGTGGTGTATACTGCTTTCAAATCCATGTAACAAGTCACTAACTTACTATTGCGGTCTGTTATCTCTTTTATGTACTTTGACCAATATGCGTTGTAAAGGTTGTTATCTGTATACGACTGTTCAAATAGTTCACCGAATGATGCCTTATAGTATAACACTTGTGGCACTCCATAGGATAAATCAATAGTAGGTGCGTATGGGTCGTTTAAGTGACCTGCGTATGGATATTGGGTCTTAGATGTTGTAGTGGGTAGTGTTTGATAAATATACCATGTCTTTGCCGTATTTTTTAACCCACCCCAATATAAGATTCTTATGTTTGATTGACCCGTTTTAACCACTCCATTTTGGTCAATAAATGACATATCAGGTATTACTCTATCGTTTCCGCTATTGCCTGATGATGGTGTTGCGCTGAATATAGGCTGAATAGTGTAAGTATCAATCAAAAAATCATTCAGTATATCAGCGTTCTTCTGTCCGTAAACCTCACCGTATGCTTGTTCATAACGTTCATTCAAGTAGTCCTTATCTGACTTATACTTCATCTCATAACGTTTGCCCTTGAGCATTCCCATTGGTGTTATTTCAAATGGCTTTGAAGTATCTAAATAAGGTGTTAAATCTTCTGAACCCGTGAAGAAGTCTTCATACGGTTCTATGATTAGATTTGTCGGATTGTCAGGGTCAATGTCAATAAACAAATTGAACATCTTAAATATGCCCATGATAAAATCACGCTGACTAATGTCAATAGGCAATGATTTATTCATTAGCCATGTGTCACCAATTATTGTATTAGGGTCAACATTGATAGTAAATATAGCACCAACAGAAATGATATAATCAAACCGATTATTTGTATTCCACTTATTCCAAATGTAATAAGTTTCTGCACCCATGACCGCCAAGAACACCTCATCCGTTGATTTAAGGTAGTGTTCGTTTGTTTCAAATTGAAAGGAATGCGGTGCGCTATTTGTTCCGACTGTAACTACACCAACGGAATACCCATCCCACTCGGTCATAATAGTTTCAAGAACGGTGTATGTGCCATCATACTTAACAACTGCAACCTTAAAGCGTGTATTCGTGTTACTGGGTGTGTCATTAATTAAGACTGCTGATACTGTTTTGTCTAACTCAACAGTCATTGAACCTCTAAAAATATACCGCCCTTCATTTGCCACATTCCACACTCCCGTAGTAGTGTTGTAATCTGTGCCTATTGTGTTGAAGTTATTACCACTACTGTCATCGTTATAAATCAATTTAGGATAGCTACTGACATTGTTTTGATTTGTTGGTAAACTGCCAGTCATTGTCGTTGTAGCACGTGACAAATAGAATATTCTGTCGGCTATCTCTGATTCGCTTAGTTTAGGTTTAGTTCCCGAAAATGGAATGATAAGCCGTTTAAATAAATCAGATGTAAGAAATGATGATGTGTAACTGAAACCCGATGCGTTAAATATCTTATCCCAATATTCTTTAGCGAAAATGGCAGGGTAGAATTGTGATGCATTCCATAGGTCGTATGTCGGTGATTCGCCATAATCAATCATTGGGTATACATAGCCACTTCCTAAAGTAGGTGTCCATGAATTGACTATATTGGTCTGATTCCAAGTGTGGTTGTATTCGCTGAAATCTAATTCAGCTAACTTTTTATTTGCAACTACATTAAACAGATTTAATACACTTCCGTAAATTGTAAGTGTGTAACTGATTTGATTGAAGTCATCTATCTTGATTCCAGTCAATTGCGCATAGCCATCTATCAGCGTTCTGCTATAATAATCAATCCTTGCTGATGCTTTTAAGTTTGGATTAAAGTCAGGGTTGAAGTTAGTTTGTGATGTGTTCTGAATGTCGATGTTGACATTGAACAAATACCCAAATAAAATATTGACCTCTGATGTTCCTGCTACTTCAATAGTTTTTGAATAGTCAGACCAAAGTTGGGATGGATTGTCAATGTCGTAACTCTTTTTGGTTAGCTTGGGTGCGACATCTTCTGAAAATTGAATGAGTTGATTGTTGATGTATAAACCTACCATGCTTGTAATGTATTATTCATATCAACTTCAAATGTCACTTGTAAATTTAACTGCTTATCAATCCTACCTACCTTACCTTCATAGTCTGATTCAAGTATGTTGACTGCTCTCCATACACCACCATCGTTCCATAGCACGTTGGGTGAATGTATCAAGTCTTCTATGCCGTTGTAATCGGTTGCCGACATACTACCTTCGCTGATTGTAAAGCGTTCTGTTACACCCGTGTGAAATTGTTTCTTTCGCCTTGCATACGCATCATTCACTATTGATGTGCCTGATATTCTTCGTGTGATGTCGTTCTTTAAGAATTGTTTTTCTGATGTGCTAAATCGTTTATACTTACCCGTAAAAATATGGCTATCCCAACCACCTTCACGATTGAGCCACATTAATTCATAAGTTGAACCCCATTTTGGAAGTGTGCAGTTATCAATCTCAAATATAAATTCCTCACTCAATACATAGTTAGTCGGCACATAAAAGTAAATACTCATGTACTTAGCATCCAATACCTCTTGAGCAGTAAATGAATAGTCTGTTACCAATGCACTCGGTTTAATTCTAAAGTCAACACGATGTGGGTTGTTTGCCAATGCTGAACTTGTTAGAGTTTTATAATCTATTAGGGTGTAACTGCTATCCCATAAACCAACACAAATCGAACCTGATGCGCTATCATCTGTGATGCCACATACATACACACTCTGACTGCTTCTAATCTTTCTGAATGGTGATGATGCGCTTATCTGTTGGAAGTCACCTACTGCATCAAAAATATTGCGAGTTAAATAGTTTTCGTAATTGGTTAGAAACTTCTTATTTTGACCTGCAATAAATATGTAATCTCGCCAGTCATTTGATGCCCATTCTTTGTATCTAAAATCACCTTGAAATGTGCTGAATGCCGTACCTGATGCAGCCGTTCCCGTTAACGCAGGTGTAGTGCCGTAGTATTCTTGAAAGACACAATTCCATTCTTTGAGTTGGGTAATGGTTGATGCCGTGCCTGATGTTAAGAAATACGGATACGCTTCATAGTTCTTATTGCGTACAATGTCACCGATGTCGATGATACATTTTGTTGTGCCAAATTCAACGGGTTTCTTTATCGTTGCTATTACACTTCCATCATACACGACTTTACAATTCAATTTAAAGTTAGTCTGTGCAGTTTGTGTTGAATCGACCAAATATTCAATGCTATTCTGTGCAGGTTGAATCTTGAATGCACTTGGTTGTTGGTTAATAGTTAATGCCATACAACCCAAAATATAATTTGATTGTACTGTGTTTTTACTTCGGCTGATTGGTAAATACTATGTCCCATTTTTTAACGATGTCTTCACCAAATGTGTCACCCATTAATGCAATCAGTTCTTGTTCCCATTTTGCATTGATGACATTTGAATAAAATGGCACACCCTCAATTCCATTCAGTTTAATCTTACGACCTATCGCATAAGCTAAACCATTCAATGCCTTGTCGTAGTTCTTAGGTCGTGTTCTTTTACCGCTTGAATCTCTCGGAACTATTCCCCTATTAATCATAAATTGACGCATTGCTGCAAGTGGTGGTGGTGATACCTTACGAAATGAATACGGACTATTCCTACTATTCTGCAAACCATTGACACCCTTATCTATGAAATCATAGTAGTATGGCATATAGATGCGTATGGTTATTTCTCTTTCATTCTGCACAACCTCATAGACTGGTTGACTACTTCCAACAGATTGGGCGGTGTTACCTGATGCGTAACGATTGCGACCTTTACTGTCAACCATTGATGCCATATTGTTGGCAATGTTGTCAATAGATGACTGAATGAAATTTTGAATACCCGTTAAATCACTCATAGCGTTTTATTTTACTTTGTCTTTTATCGTACTCATCTCGTGCTATTATGTACGTCATAACGTTCAATGCTCGGTAGGTTGTCATCGCTTCCACTTCATGCCACTTAAGCGGTTCGTTATTCGCAATTTTATCAATCCAAAGAATCCAACCAAACGATTTGATGAATGTATCTTCATTTCCTTCTCCATCTTGCGTATCTTCTTGTTTAAAGATTGCAGGATGAGTGGTTGTAAGCGTTCCCAATAGTCGAAAAAAAAAGCAGACAACCCCATCGCAAGTGGTACAGTCATCTTCTCTCGTATTACTTTTGCTGATGCTTCCAATGTCATGCCACTCTGCCATAACTTAGCAATGATTAAATCTATTCGTTCTGGTGTTGTCTTGATGATTTCCATTAAGTCAACAAAGTCACCATACGGCAAAGTCTTAAAATCTAAATTAAATGGTTTGCCTTCAAATGTAGTAGCCATGATTGTGCGTGGTGCGTACATCAAGAAGTCATACTTGCTTTGAATCTTGCCGTACTTATTCAATGGCATACTAATCAAATCATCTACATCGTGACCGCTTAAAACGCTAATCTTCGCTGCTGCTTGGTAGTAGTCATTGTCATAATCTTTGGCTGCTTCTTCCATTTGTAGCCATTGCCCTAATGTAATATCATCGTATGTCATAATGTCCTGAACGTTTATTTGTTAAGTGAGTGTATATGTATCTCATTGCATCAATAGAGTGGTTGTTGTGTTCAATCGGTTTTGTCTTGCCTTCCATCCATACATAACCCCTGACCTCTTTGATTAAGTTGGTGCTACTTGATGTGATGTAGAATTTATCCATCTGTTGTATTGACTGAATACCGAAATTCACACTATCCTTACCTTTGTCGCATGGCATTGCTCTAACCCCCAATCGTTTTAATTCGGCTATACTCTTCGGTTCAGAACTATCACAAATGCAATGGGTGTTTAATGGTTTAACAGATTGTGCCACATCACTATTGAGCATCTCTGTTTTGTATTCTACTTCATGGAAGATGTACACCCCGTTGTGGTAATAAGTAGCTATAATAGCAGTAGGGTCGTTGCTATACCCAAAGTCAATACCGATGCCCTTTAATGTCGCATCACTTGGCAAGTTGTCAATTTGCTGCCAGTTAGTGAAGATTGTACCTTGCACTTGTCCGACTTCTCCTAATCCGTATACTTTCCACCAATTAGCCCAATAGTCGGAAGTGTCTGCCTTCTCTCTTGCCTTTTCTATTTCTTTGACAATAGATTGGTCAAGTGCTTCATTATCTTTATAGGTCAACACAACCAATTCGCTATCCTCATCACCTATCAATTCCGCATCTACCCAAAACGCACTAACTGGGTTATAATCCAACCAAATATCACCGTTTGTTCTAATAGCTAACTGATGATAGGATTCAAAGTTAACGTTATTACATTCGTTGATGTATAGTATATTCCTTCTTGCACCTCTTAGTTTCTGCTCTTGGTCGGCACTAAAGAACTCAATATATGACCGATTTGTGAAGTAGTAGGTTAATAGTGACTTGTTCCAATGGTCAGGATTAAACCTGCCAGTCCATTGCATGATTTTTAAGAAGTCTTTAATCGCACCCCTTCTAAGATGTGGTATTGATTCTGATACAATACTTATTTCTGTGTTAGGGTGTCGTGCTGCGTAATCAATTAAAATCGGAATGATTCCGAATGTCTTACCTGCACTTGTTCCACCACGAATAATCTTAACCCGTTTCGTTAACTTTCTTAGCTTTCGTATTGCGGTGGTGTATTTAAACATTTATTCTTTATCATCTGAAAAAAGCGGTTGCTCTGATACACTTACTTCTTGCTTGTCAACTAATCCGTTCAACCGTTGTGTTATACTTGCATTGTACTGCCCAACCATACCGCCCGTGATTTGGTCTTGTCTGATTTCTTCCTTTATACGCGTACAGATAGGTAAAAATTCATCGTATGCGTTGTTTAAATTTTTAAAATACTGATGAATTGAACCCCACTTATCATAACAATAAACGCTAAATCCCTCTATTGTCAAAGGTACTTCAAGTGGTTCTTCTACCATCTCTCCCGTGCGTTGTGATAATTGGTATCTGTATCTTGGATTGCGTTTTGTATAGTTTTTGTATTCTTCAAACGCTTCTAACATTTCATCAGGTGTTTCAAAGTTTCTTGGTCTTCCTCTTTTCATAACTTCTGTATTACAACTTCAATTTGATATTCACCATTTCCATGCTCATTTATTTTGTCCATGTTGGTGCAGGTGTTAATTGTTTGAGCATATTTGATTCTGTATTCATGCTTGTCAAGTGCATACGCAATCATTCCTAATAACGAGAATGTGCAGGGTGGTTCGTTATTGTTTAAGGTCAGGAAATACTTATGGTCTGCATTCCATTGACTTGGTAGCGTTTTCTTTCTTTCATAACTATCTCTGTCAGGTGCAGCAATGATGATGTGTCCATTTGGTTTACAAATCCTATACCAATTCTGAATTGCCGTGATTGGGTCATTAAGGTGTTCAATCAAATGACTATTGTAAACGGTCATGTATGTGTTGTCCTTTACTGATTTCATTAATTCAGCATTGCCATCATCTTTATCCCATGTGTCACAATCTGGTGTTAATGGGTCAGCACCATCATAAGTATCTATTCTTCCTACTCCAATATCAATGATAGGTTCTTGAACGTATTTAACAAAGAAGCCTTCTTGTTCTCTTCTTGGTCTTGATTTACTTGTTTCTGCCATGTGTTTAAAATATAGTTGATTGGTTAAATGTTTATCAGGTCTATTGCCTTCTTAAGATTTGTTTCGTTAATGACTTCATAGAATTGACCGCCAGAAGGTATAACATTCGGTGCGTGTTTATACACCTCTAAGATTCTTGGCACTTGTAAAAGTTCGCTAATTGCAAACATCATGGATTGGTTGCCGATGAATAACGATGCACCCCTAATGATTTCTGCTGCTTGTAAAAAGTCTGTGACTGGTGTGTGAATAGCTTTAGGTACTCTTAATTTAAAGTCATCAAATTCATCTTGTAATCCCATGAAGAGAATTGGTATGTCGTAATCGTTTAGACACTTGTAGCGTAAATCAGGATTGCGATAACGGAATGTGCGATTAACTGCTATGTAAGGTGAACCAAAGTTAAAAGCATTTATTCCTCGTAATGGGTTCAATGGTATGTGCGGTGTAAGTTCGGGATATAATAGATAGTACCAATGTTTAATATCTCCCCTTCCCAAATCAATCGGTGCGGTTCTAAATTTGTCAAGGTCATAATCAATCTCTTCGCCTTTATATTCTTTGACTTCTTTGATATACGGATTGTGCAGAAGCAACGGCACTATCATGTCAAACATCTTTCTATTCATCATTACGTTGCCTAATGGATGAACCCTACCACCATAGTCAGCAGGTTGGTCAAGGTGAATGTAATAGATGCAGTCTTGTGTGATTGAATAGAGTGAATAGAGTATATCACCCGTGTTACCGCTATGCTTGAATGTTTGCATATCTCGCTACTTTTTTAATACAACTTCCCGTACATAATCCGCAACTTAAATCAACATTGCTGCGGAATGTTTCTTGGTACAATTTTTTGAACTCTTTAGCTTCATCTAAAGTCCATCGCAATTCTCCTGATTTTAAGAACTGCGTGATGATTTCGGTCATTCTATCGCTTAAGGTCATATAGTAAGTTTAATCGTTGTTGATTTGCTCGTTCAATTAGGTAACGCTTGTGTACGGTTTCGTGCAGTTTCATTCTTAAATCATCCTGCCATTGGTGATTAGATAGTAAACCTTTTATCTTCGGTTTCCATTCGTGTGGTTTGTGAATGAATAGTCCATCAACATCATTGGTTATCATTCTTGTGTATGGGTGTGTGTACGATGCAATGACTGGCTTTTGAAACCACCCTGCTTCAATAGCCTTTAGTTCTGATTTCATGCGGTTGAATTTGTTGTCCTTCAACGGAATTAAACAGATACCTTTATTCATGTAGTTTCGTGCATATTGTCCTACAAATACCGCAGGTTCAAAGTCAATGTTATTCTTGGCGAATAGTTCAAGATACTTCTTCCATATTGGTTCTTCTTCAATATACCCACCTAATGTTAATTTGTAATCTATTAACCCATCAAATGCACCTACCATTAATTCAAGGTCGTGTAAGTGTGTTGGTGAACCTTGCCAATACAAATGCTCATAGTCGTATTCCAATCCCTCTAAGTTGAATTGCGGTTGGGTTGGGTCGATTGCGTTTGGTGCAATGTAGATTGTTTTTGATAGTCTGAATTTTGCTATCTCGTTGGCTAATACTCTATGGGTACAGATAACGGCATCGCACATTCTGATTTGGTCTTCTATACACTTGGATAGATTTGCATTCTTGTAGATTGTTGACATAACGTGATTCTTTGGCAAATACCAATAGTCATCAATGTCCATTACTATCTTAACTTTTGCTGCCTTTAGTTTCGCAAATATTGGTGCAGGGTCAAACTTATAGGATATGTTTCTTGAAAATATACAAATCTCAATACCCCAATCTATAATATCCTTAACGCTTGGTGCAGGTTTGCCTTCGTGTTCTTCAAGGTGATTAATTTGGAAGAACTCAATGTATGGGTATTCCTTTCCCATTGCTTGGAATGGAACTATCAACCTATGATAATCTACACCCGATAACCCACTATGTACGATTAATATTTTCATCAAATAATTTGTTTAAACCTTCGTAAACTTTGTTAACAGTCCACCGTACCGATTGAAAATTAATACCAGTATCATCTTGAACTGCTCTGAATGAACCTTTTTCTAAATACAACTTGAACAAAGATGATTCATACCAATGTATCTTTAATAAGTAACTTTCAATTTGCTCTAATTTGATGATTGCATCAATTTGTAATTCAATCTCGTAACATCCTCTTGCATCATCTTCAATCCGTACGTTACCGTTTTCTTTGTGGTGTCTTAACTGTCTGCTTAATTGATGCTGCCTTGACATATTGGTGCAAACTCTGATTGCCCAAAACTTTAACCATCCACCTTCAATAATTTGTTCAAGTTTAGTTTCGGGAAGTTCGCACAATGCCAGTTGCATCTCTTGATATACGTCGTCACCGAAATGGCACAAATTAGTGCAATAGTCTTTAATTGACTTGTCATCGTTAATTGTATTAATTGCCACCTCTATTAAGCGCATCTTCAATCTCTGATAATGGTGTCAATGTTACCATGCTATCTTCTTGTGACTTGAAGTAAATAGTTGTAGTTCCATCGTTGCTGCTTATACAATGACTAATGTCATCAGAATTTATCATACATTCTGTTTCAAAGGTTTCTTCTTGCGTTTCGTTTAAAATTGAATCTATCTCACCTTCTATGCCTTTACTTATTGAAGCCTGAATAATTAGTTTTATAAACATAAGGCAAAATTAGTCATTTTATTTTACTAATGCTTATCCGCTATACTCTGCCCATACAATTCAAAATACTTCTTAGTCTGCTTTGCTTGGTCATTCACCGCTTTGATTAGTTCCTTGATGACCTTGCCAGTTTCAATGTAGTGATTTGATGTGATGGTTATATTCACTTCTATCTCACCTTTCTTAATTGTGTACTTACTAATCCCTATTCTCATCTCCTTTAAGATTGATTCTGCTTGGTCTATTGTTCTTTGGTTTTGTTCGTTCATGTTATTGTTTTATTTCTTTTATAGCTTCATAATACGCTGCTTTAATAGCGCAGTAAAAGTCAAAAATACTCTTTGTTAAAAACACATAGAATAACCACCACAGTTCAAACTCATAACAGAGCAATGCAATGATGATGGATAGAGATGCGATTAGTTCTTCAAATTGATAGCGTTTCATAGTTTACATATTTGAGTGAAGTTAGTACATAGGTCATACAACCCTGATATGGTCAATTCTTCATCATCTCTATTGGTTGTTACTACCCATGTAGATTCATAGTCATAGGTCAAAGATAGTTTATATTGTTGACCTTGTGTCAAATTAGGGTAATCGCTTCCGCAATAGATAGCATTCACTCTGAATGATATTGGTGGTTCAGGTTCGGTTAATGGTATCCGTGTCATAGTGTTTCAATATTAATGTTACGTTCTAATTCCGTTATTCTTTTCTCGTATCTTTCCTTATCAAACAACCTCATATCAAACTCATTTAGGTACATTGCCCTATATCTATTCATCTCCCATCTCAACTCATTGAAGGATTCTATGATAGACCTAATCTTTCCCGTGTCTTGTTTGCCAGTTACTTGCTTAATATAAACCGCTTCAAGTTCTGTTTCAGCTATTACTGCTCTTTTCTCTATTTCAAACATCCGCTTTAAATCCAATTTATTTTGTATGTGTTTGATTGATTCTGTGTCTGATAGATTCATATTGATTGTTTAAATTCTTGTTCAAGTTCGTCTAAAACTATATGTTGGTAGGCATCAGTTAATCTTTTATAAGTCCATGCCCATACACCAAAATCATTTGCTTTTGGGTAAACTTCTTTGTATTCTGTTTCGCTATAAATTCTTTTTGCAAAGTCAATACAAATTGCCGATATTTTTCTTTCAAATAGTTCGTAGTGTATTTTGCCTTCATCGGTCACTTTGTAAATGTAATAAATAGGATGTTCTAACTCTAAATTGAATTGCATTCCTTTTACTTCACCTATACCAATAAATGAAGTTTGTAGTTTCTGTGTTGTTATATTGCTCATAATGTTTCGTTTTTTACTTTACAGTAGCGTTAAATTACGCACTTTCTTTTTGTTTTGATACGTTGATATACCTTAACCCTTTAAATCGCTTAATTTAGGTCTAAATGTATTTACGGGTTCTAATCCCTTACCTATTCTTATTCTATCAACTTGTCGTGCTGCTTCAATTTCGGTGTCATGCCATGATTCTGATTTACCACCTACACGGGCGCAATACCATACATAACCATGTATAGGGTGAACGTAACGAGTAACGCCTTTGAATATGGTTACAAATTCGGAATCTTTAAATACACCTCGTGGTGGTGTTGCGGTTTTGGTTTCTCTTCTCATTTCTTCAAATTTAATTTGTCGGTTTGGATTTATTGTGATTAGAATGATTCTAAATTAAAAAGGTGGTTCTTCTTCAACTTGTTCTGCATATCCGCCTTTGTGTAATCCGTTAAGGTTTGTTTCGTTTGCTAACGGTGATGCACCCCATTCTTTGTAACCTAATCCATTATTAAAATCAAAGTCTAACGGTGCTGCAATATCGGTAGGGTCTCCACCCGTTTCAGTTTCTTTAATTTTCCTAATTCCTATTTGTGTTATCTTACCCAAAACTGGATGACCTACATAACGGTGAACAACTATAAAATCATCTGCTCTATTAAAGAATCCTGCACCACCTTCTGCATGACTTGGCATTGGTGAATCTATATAACCACTATATTCGCCCTTGTTTAAGATTCTACGTTGTCCTTCTGCATTTGGGTGCTGCGACAAATAAATCGTTTGATTTGTTTGGCTGCAATGGTTACGGCAATCATTCAAAAAATCTATATTACTCGCCCATTCATGTTTCTTATTTAAACCAGTAAACGGGTCAATAAAACAGTTATGTGTCTTATTTGACCTAAATAAATCAAATAACTGTTCGGGTGTAT